TCATCGCGTGGTGCGGTATTCTATCGACGCTCTTCTGCATCGCGCGCATTCCCCAAAGGCGGACGGCTTCCTTGGCATCGGGGTTGAGGTTCTTCTTCGTTAGCGTTGCGTAGCTATCAGGCATCCTTCGTCTTCCTTCGCAACACCTCGGCGACGGTTGCCTTGAACTGATCCTTGTCTCCCCACTTGCAGTAGATGAGTCTATCTCCGTAGATTTCTCTGAGGACCGGAAGATCGAATACAATGACAGGCGTGCCGACTGACATCGCCTCCATAGGCGTCATCCCAGCTCCCTCGAATAAACTCGGACTTAGCATCATCGTCGCACCACGCATCGCGGCGAACTTCACCTTGTCCTGTTGCCCACTGAAGGAATACATCTCGTGAAGACTATTCCGCGGAGGAGCGTTCGGCGGTCTCCCGAAGACGACGAGGTCCATCGGAACCTTCAACGACCAGATGGCATCGACGACTAGATCAAAGCCCTTATATGATACCGGTCTGGCAGAGTAGACCGCGTACGGCTTCGATGGCAGCTTCGCTCCCGAGATGACGTTCGGGTCCGTGCTCCATCCCAGAGCGAACTCATTCACGGCAGGGAGGAGAGGATACGTCGGCGTGGTCGGAGGTTTGCCAAGCCACTCCAAGAGATACTTCGCGCTTTCCTTCGAGTTCGCCATGAGCACGTCTGCCTTCTCGAACGTCCCCTTGTTCTGCTGTGACAGGTTCAGCTTCTTAGCATAGTCTGGAACGAATTTCTCTACCCAATTTGGCGTCTCGAAGTTCATGCACGCCAGAGGTATCATTGGATGCCGACGCATGTACCGGAGAAGGTCCATCCCAACGTCACCCTTGCTGTCGGTGACGATGAGGTCGAGGTCTTCCGGAGGATTGCGCCTTCCCATGATGACGACGTTGATACCTCTCGTCTTCGGGTAGTCACCCTCCCACTTCGGATTCGCGTTCGTGATAAGGAAGACCTCGGCACCGGAGTCCGCCAAGCACCATGCGTACTGCCACAGGTGGATGCGTCCCCCGGAGTAGAAGTCGCTCGTGATAAGCCAGATGCCAACACGCTTACGCGCGAGGCGCGATGGCATCGGCAGTATCTTCGATTCTGGATTCGAGAAGGGGATGTCCAACGGCTCGATGTAGCCCGTCGACATGAGGCGCTGCGCCTCTGCAAGGTTCTGTATGTCTACGACCTTGCCAGCCTCTGCCCAGATGTTGGTGCGGCCCTTCTTGCACTTGAAGGGCTTGACAACGCGGAAGTGTGAGTTTTGGATTGACTGCACCACGGGGACCCCTTCCGCAGTAAGGGGAACCGAGGAGGGGGAGAGACCGGGCGAGGTAATCCCTCCCCACTCCATCGGTTTTACGAGTGACGGAGACACTCCGTCACTTACTTCTTACGGCTAGCTTCCGTCGACTCCAACGAGGTAGCTGAACGCTCTCGGAGAAATCGGACGACCACCGACCACAGCGAACACCTTGAACGCGACGATGTTCGAGCGGAACTGGTAGTGGTCACTTCTTGCGATGGTCACTTCATCCTCGACGGCGAGGAAGTAGTGCTGTGGGTTTCCGAAGATCACGTCTCCGTTGCTCCCGAGCGCCGGAGCGACGTAGTTCGTAGCCCAAGGATACCCAACGAGCCGGTCGTACGCTCCGCCGGCCGTGCTGGGACGGAAGAGCGGCCTGGCCTCGCTGTCGTACGTCTTGCTCAGGTACTGCATAACGGCGTCACCAGGGAAGTACACGGCACCCTGACGATGGTAGCCCTGAACCTCGTACTGGAGGTCGACGAGGTCATCGTCACTGACCTGGCTTGCAACCTGCCGAGCGACCGTACGGACACCTGTGGCGCCGACGATGCCCTGCGGCTGCGAGGTACCGTTACCGTTGGTGATGACACGATCAATCTCGTAGTTCATCCCGGCACGGTAGAGCATCTGGAGCAGCGCTTCCAGGTTGATCGCTGACCTGCTGAGGATTCTCTCGCTCAGCTCGGTGTAGCCCTGGAGCTCATAGCAGGTGATGAGCTTCTGCTCGAAGCGAGGCTCGGTTGCACCCTTGGACTGCGCTTCCGCACCCCACGTGAACGACACACCGCCGAACTCGTTCGAGTCCGACTGCGTCAGTTCAGGATAGGTCAGCTCGCCGGTCGAGCAAGGGACCACGGTCACCCTGCTGAGCAGCGTCGGGGTCGGCATGGGCAGCTGGATCAGCTGCGGGCGGAACTCCTGCGGGACCAGGTTGTTCGCGAGGCTCGGGTTCGTGACCGCGTTGTCCACGGACATCACGACCTTGCCACTCATCGGGTCGATCTTGCAGCCGAGGCCAAGCATCTTCGCCACGATGGTAGCGGGGATGACGGCGACGTTGTTGTCGAATCCCTTGCGGGCTGCCGCGCCGCGCACGGAGTTGGCGTTCTTCGCCCAGACTTCGCTCTTGGCTTCGAGCAGACCGGCCTTCTTGCCTTCGGTCGCGTCGAACCCTTCCCAACCGTCACACATGAACTTCCAGAACGACCTGACGTGCTCGTACTCACGCTCGACGGCGTCACGAGCGGTAGCCGGCTCGGACTTCTGCTCTGCGTCCTTCGCGTCTCCGGGAAGCCGTCCACTGGAGACCTGCTTCTGCTCCGGCTGGGCGAGCTCTTCGAGGCGAGCGAGAGTCGCCTGACGCTTCGCGCGCGCCTTGGCTTCCTCGTTCTTCGCTTCGACCTGTGTCATGAGATCGTCGGCTTCCTTCTGCGCTTCGGTGAGCGCTTCGGAGAGCGTAACGATGGACGCCTCGACGTCCTTCTTCTCTTCGTCCTTCGCCGAAGCGAGCTTTTCCTTCGCCTCGGTGATGGCCTTGATGGCCCCTTCACACTTTGCGTCGGCCGCCCTCATCGCGGCTTCCAACTCCTTGAGATTCATGGATTATCCTTCCACTCTCGGTTCCGTGCACAGCTCCAGCATGCGGAGCTTGCGCTGCCTGTCCTTGACCTTTGCCAGGGCCAAGTGCAGGTCGACCTTGCTCGGAGTGGAAGCGGCGTCCTCGCTCACCGTGCTTCCGGCTTCGGGTGCGGTGTCCTGCGGCTTGTCAGTCAACAGGTCCCTCATTTTGCCGATGAACTTCTCCAGCCTATCGGCGAGGCCGGCCACTTCGTCGCGTCCGCCGAACTCTTCGAGGAGACGGCTCTTGTCGAGTGTCTCCGTCTTCGAGTCGACGACCGCTTGAATCGCGGCCACGAGCTTCTCGTCCTTGCCACCTGTGATGAATGCACCTTCGTTCGATGGCTTCAGCGTCATGGTGACTTCTACTAAGGCGATTTCCGTGTGCTCCAGGATGCGCCTGCCATCCTCGTCCTTGTATCCCCACTGCACGCGCCGGTATCCGATGCTCGTCCCGACACGGACGTTCTTCGTGCGAAGCGCCTCCACCTTCTTGCGAACCTCCTGCGACTTCTCATCTGGAATATACTCGGCACGGAACTTCAGTCCGTAGTCGTCCTCGCTCATGCAGGTGATGACACCAACGCAGTCGACGATGTCTCCACCGTTCGCGAAGTGCTTCGCCATCAGCGGAATCTTGCGGTCACCTCTCTCGGCGATTGTCTTGACGAAGGCACCCTTGCGGACGACCTCGTCCTGATGGTCGATCTTGTTGAACTCCGACGCGTATCCCTCGACCCAGCCGTCTCCGAGACCATCGTTAGCTTTGCCCGCGACGATCTGCGCGTCGGCGAGGAAGCTGTGATACGTCGCGGCCTTCTGGATGGGGTCGGACGTGGTCGGCGCTGCCGGAGCAGCGGGAGCAGCGGGAACAGCGGGAGCGATAGGAACGGCTGGCACTTCTGGCTCCTTCTCTTCTGGCTTCGGCACGACCTCGTCTGGCTTCACCGGCTCTGCCACAGGCACGACCGGGGCGGCTGGCGTATCTGGAACGACCGGGGCGACCGGCTTCTCGTCTTCCGGCTTCTTCGTAGGGTCTGCCATTGCGTCAACCTCCTCAACACGTTTATCGGCTTTGGGGTCCTCCGGCACGCTGTCTTCGACCCCTCCGTCCGACGCTCCGCCCGTACCAGACGCCGGCTCAAACATGATTGCGACGTAATCGTGGTCGCGAAGCCACTTCCGTGCCTGCGCCACGTTGAATCTGTTCTTGTCGAATCGGACAGCCTGCAACTCCACTCGGTTGTTGTCCCGTCGGATTCCCCAGATGGCGTCTACGCCTGAGCCGAAGGCGTCGTTCTCCCGACGGAATCGCTTGTACTGTCCGGGAGACTTTATGCGGGCGGCGTGCTCGTTCGGGAATGGCTTGCCCTGGATGTCTTCGGTCGGGACGTCTTCCTCCGGGAGAGACGTCCAGCGTGCTACCCACTCGTCGATTGTCGTGCCTTCTGCAAATGGCATTTTCGTTTATCCTCTCTGCCCAAGTAACGGCTCATATCGCAACCCTCGGTCTCCCATAAACGGATTCCTGTGGTTGCTGTCACCACGAAGGATTTCTTCTGGTATCCCCTTTGGAAA